TTAAATGGATTTCTTCAATGTAATGGACAATTGATGGGTAGCATTTTAAGCTTCCCAATTCTTTGTTCCATAAATCTCTTCTGTTATTGGAGAGCATTGGAAATCTATCTTCAGCGCCCAGTTGAGCTTCATGAATTACCTGTTCTTGTGAATGGGGATGATATTCTTTTTAGATCGAATGAAGCTTTTTTACGAGGTTTGGCAGAAAGAAGTTAAGAAGGTCGGTTTTTCTCTATCATTAGGAAAGAACTACATTCATTCCTCTATTTTAACTGTTAATTCAGAAATTTATCACTTTAATTGTGAGACTCTTGAATTCAGTCTTAGAGGGTATTTAAATGTAGGTCTTCTTACAGGCCAAAGTAAGATTACTGGCCGTAAGGATGCCCAAGATATGCCTATCTGGGATCTTTATAATTATGTTATCCCTACCTCTGTCCGTCCTTTGAGAACAGACAAACGTTTTCTACATTATTATAAGGAGCAGATTGAGAAGCTTAGTAATAAGGGAACTTATAATCTTCATTTACCACACCGTAGGGGTGGGTTAGGAATGATTGTTCCCAATGGTCTGGATTTTTATATTACTAGTTTTCAAAGGCGTTGGGCTACCTATCTAGAGAATTCTTATAATAGGCTTTTAGAAGATGGAGTTTTACCATCCGGACAAGAGGTAGGTTTGGTCTCAGCGGGAAGACCTCCTAATCGTCCGATCATGGTTTACCATAAGCCGTTATTAATATTGGAGCCAATCATTGGTCCTCATTCTAGAGGAGCCGTTGAATTTGAAGAGAGGGTCGTAGAATACCCAATTTTGGCAAAACCCTTTTTTGAAGGGGAACTTGCGTCTGGAGGAGTTATTGCTAGACTTCCTCGTCGTAAGTTTTTAAGAGCTTTTCGTGAGGAAAAGCCCTCCCGTATGGGGACCAAACGTATTCTTTTCTACGATTCTCTGGTAATGGAGATACCGAGGCTCACAACTGAGGTTTCTCTTGCACCAAAAGTACGTGTTATTCGACCTTCTTCTTTAGGACGTAAATTCTCGGAATTTATGTAACACGCCTATGGGGTTGGGGGGATTAAAGGAGCCAAAACGGTGACTTTTTTGAAGTCTTAATAGTTCCGTGCTAAGTAGCTTTATGCTTAAAAGCCGACAGACTGCACGGCTCCGCTTTAGTCGAGTTCCCCTCGATGTACAGTCGCACGCCTGCATTGCGTGGTATCCCATACAAAATGCAAGAATTTCAACGACTGAAAAGTCAAATGGCGAAGGGTACAGGGCCTTTTGCCTCCCGTAAGAAGAATGATCAGATTGACCAATCTATCATGAGAGTTTTAAAGAACGTGAAGAATGGTGGAGCTAGAAGGGGCCCTCCTAATGAGGGAACTTCAAAAATGGGAGTTTCTGTGGCCTATGCAGGTCCGACAGCTACCCGTGCTCCACGTATATCTTCTAATGTTCGTGGTCAGAGAATAGTTCACAGAGAATTGGTTACCACCATTGTTGGTAGTACTACTTTCTCTTGTTTAGCTATTGCTCTTAACCCTGGTTTGGCTGCTGCCTTCCCTTGGTTGTCTACCGTTGCTTCTAGTTTTGAACAGTATGCTTTTCGTAAGCTACGTTTTCATTTCGTTACTCGTGAGAGTACGACTTATTTAGGTTCATTACTTCTAGCACCGGATTATAACGCACAAGCCCTTGCCCCAACAACGGAGGTTCAAGCTTCCCAGATGAGGGGTGCGGTGGAGGATGTTCCTTGGCGTGATCAGTTCCTGTCTTTTTCAGTACAGGATATGCATGCCTTGGGTCCCCGTAAGTTTGTGAGAACTGGCCCTGCGGCCGGAGATCTCAAAACTTATGATGTTGGACAATTGTTTGCCTGTTCAATTGGTTGTACGGATAGTACTTCCAATATCGGCAAATTGTGGGTAGAGTATGATGTGGAGCTTTTTATACCTCAAAATCCTGCTCAACCTAGCCTTATCCTTCTTGGATCAGGCAGTGTGTTGAACAAGCGTTTTGCCGAAGCGCAACTAGTTGCGAGTACTCCACAACAGATAGTCTGGTTAAATGACACTGTTCTAGTAGATACTATAGGTATCTTTGGAGGTGTCATTTCTGGAACTTTTACTCTTCCTGTGGGATCTTATAAGATTGAAGCCAATGTTGGTTTTGCTTCAACTGATAATGAAACCACAGGTGGTTCGTATTTCCTTAATCTCTATGTTAATGGGACTAAGGTTACAGCTCCTGCCACAATTCAATCCAACACTGCGTTGGCTTATGTCGTTCCGGGTGCCACTACCTCGGGTTTACAGACTGTTTATTTACAGTCTGCCGTGGTCTCGAATGGTACAACTACTTTTGCGATATATGCAGAATATATTCGCGATACGGGAGTTGTTACCATCCCTGCTGGCACCTCTCAACTCTCTGTGATGAGAATTGGTTAAGCCGATCTGTACAATCGGATGGATTATTTTCGTATATATTGGTCAGATACACACGTTAGATTAGAGGGGTTTGTTCTTTGAAGAAACAGCCCCCGGCCT